TGAACAGAAACACTCCGTGACGCGTAGAAGTCTGACAGAGTTATTTATAGAAAAGTTTTGAAATTAAGTTCCTTTTCTTTTAACTTGCTGGGATTATACGACACGATAAGGGCTAAGGGCTAGATAAAAAAGTAGCACGGAATAGAAGAGAGAAAAAATAATGAGTTATACAACAAAACTCAAACCTTACAAATTAAATAGCACTTAAGGCTTGACTTTTCAAGTCTTTTTTGTTATTATATACTAAAGGAGAAATAAAATGACTAGCATATTTAATAAAGTAAGCACAGCTAAAGAACTTAAAGAATCAGAAGACTTTTCAGGCGGTTTGCTTTGGAATGTACAAGATATTTTGCCTAAAGGTTCACTCGGTCTTATAACAGGTAGCGAGAAGAGCATGAAGTCATCACTAGCGCAAGACTTAGCACAAGCCATGGCACTAGGAGAGCCGTTCGCTGGCAGAGAAACAACTAAAACTAACGTGTTATTTATTCAGAACGAGAATAGCAGACTGACAGAGCACCAACGCTTGAAAGGTTCAAGAAGAGATAGTCCTGATAACTTGTATTTTTTACATGGTGGAGCTTTCAAACTTGATACATGGAAATATGATAGCCAAGGGAAAAAGCACAATGTAGGGCTTAGAGAGCTATATAACTTCATACTAGAAAAAGACATTGGACTTGTTATCTTAGACCCTCTAAAAGACTTGTTAGAAGATAATGAGATAATCAATGCAAACCAACCAATGGCAGAAGTCCTAAGAGGAATCACTAGCCTTAGAAATACTTTAGATATGAAGCACGACAAGTATGTGACATTTATGATTGTGGCACATGCTAGAAAACAAGCTGGCGAACAGTCTTTAACAGAACGTGATTTTCGTATCATTCCAAGCCATATATTAGGAGCTACAACTATTCCTGCATGGTATGAGGTTGCCTTTACTATGTCGCCTAAAATTAATAGCAAAACTAAAAATGGTTATTCTATCATGAAAGTATTTGCTCGAAACTTTGCTTTCAATAATGAGATTCTTTGGGGATATGTTGGCTCGGCTTTTACATCAATCGAACAAGATAAAAAAGAACCAGATAGCGAACTAATTGAAGAAGTCAAACAGGAAACTCCAATCGAAACGACGAAAGAATCGGCACAGGCTTTCTTAGACTTAGCTAAAGAGCAAGGAAAGGTAACAGAAAATGATTAATTACGAAAACAAGGCAATTAACTTACATGCAGAGGTTTACGGCTGGTTATATCTTGCATTAGAAGAAATGATAAAATCTGAATGGCACAATGATGAACTTTTCAAAGTATGGCTAAATCGTGCTGAATTTCTAGTAAAGCAGTCAAAGAAATTGCATACAGCTTGCGAAAATGATTATTCTAAACGTGCATTAGTTAGAGCCTTGCAATTAAAATCAGAAATAAATAAAAAAATAACATCTAATGCTTTACAATAATAAATAATTTTGGTATAATAATATATATAGAAATAAAGGAGAACTAACAAATGGTAGTTAAATTAACGCAAGAACAAGCTGATTATCTTAAAACCTTTGTCTGTAATGATAGAGCTTTCCATTATATCAGTCGGTATGGTTGGAACCATTATCTTAAAGACGGTAATGAAAAATGTTATGAAAAAGGCGAAAAAGAACCATTTACTCTTGATGAAAAAGGAAAAATGTTAGACGCTGTTATTAATGGTTATGAAGTTATTGTTCCTAAATTTAAGTTTTATAACTTTTCTGATAAGACTAGGTTTGCACCTTTATATTATGCTGGAGAAGAAGAATTAACTAGTTATAAAGAATTTGCAAAAGAGGTTGAAGAAAATAGCGAAGAATATGTAGCTTTGAAACTTTTAGGATTCATTAAAGAAGAAGTATGATAACATCTTTTGAATCACTAGCTGAAAGGCGATTAATAACTCTAAATTATCACAAAAAAGATAGTCAGCAGTATATCAACAGTTTAAATTACTTTGAATATGCTAGAATGTACTTCGAGAAAAATGGCTTTCCAGAAGATAACAGGCGAGTTTATCAAAGCGGTAAGCGAAAAGGTCAAAAAGTTGGCTGGTCTGATAAAGAGGAAAAACAGCAGAAAGAAGATATTAGAAAATTCATTTATGAAAAGCAACTACAAAAGTTTAAAAGCAAGAGAAAAAGCAAGTAAACATTATGCTAGAGGCGTCAGGAAGTTGTCTAAAGAGCTCGAAGAGATGAACGAAACAAAGTATAGGGCTGGGCCCAACGAGCGCTTATATGGCTTAATAAATGACTTGTGGGACTACTGGGAAGACGGATATATTTTACCAATGCTTAAATATAATATAGAAATTACAAGACAAGGGAACGTATTTATCGTGGAAAGAGGAGAAAATGAGCGTATTTGAAAACTTAAGTGTCATCAACGTTAATGATAAAAAGAGTAAAAAGAACAACCTTGACTATCTATCTTGGGCGTTTGCTTGGGCAGAAGTTAAAAAAGTTTATCCTGAAGCAAATAGTAAAGTTTATGAAAATGAGCAAGGTCTAAATTATCACACAGACGGTAGGACAGCTTGGGTTAAAGTTGGAATGACTATTGAGGGCTTAGAGCACATTGAATATCTACCTGTTATGGACTTCCGCAATCAATCTATCCCGCTTGAAAAAATTACTTCAATGGACGTAAATAAAGCCATTCAGCGTGGACTAGTTAAGGCAATCGCTCGTCATGGTTTAGGATTATATATCTACGCAAACGAAGACCTCCCTGACTTGACAGAAGAGCAGAAAGAACTTGAAGCAGAAAAACAACGACTTAGAGAGATCCAACCACTTATTAAACGAGCTGAACAACTAGGATATAAAAATATCGATAGCTTGAAAGATAAGACTAAAAAAGAAATTACCGACATCATGAAGATTTGGTTAGCACAGCAAGAAACAGAAAAAGGGGAATAATTAAATGGCAATCATCACAGTAACAGCACAAGTAAACGAAAAGAATACACGAACAGTAAACACAGCAAAAGGCGACAAGAAAATTATTTCAGTACCTTTATTTGAAAAAGAAAAAGGTTCTAACGTAAAAGTTGCGTACGGTTCGGCTTTCTTGCCTGACTTCATTCAATTAGGCGACACCGTAACGGTAAGCGGTCGTGTACAGGCTAAGGAATCAGGCGAATACGTAAATTACAACTTTGTTTTCCCTACGGTTGAAAAAGTATTTATCCATAATGATAATGTCAGTCAATCACAAGCTAAACAGGACTTATTTGGGAAATCTGAACCGATTGAAGTTGATGAATCAGAACTTCCTTTCTAGAAAGTAGGTTACATGTACACAGCAGAAGAGAGAGAGCAAATCATCGACATCGTGGATAAGATGAGCTTACTAAGACAAGACTTTGACGGAGCTTTCACTTGGATCAAGGAAAACGTATCAATGCCATTTGACTTTGATGGAGAACAGCAATTTATATCAGACTTGAAACAACTAGTTAAAATTAATGCTTTGAAGTTTGGTAAAATATATGAAGGAGTATTATGACAACGCTAAGAGAACTGCACAAAAAACTTAAAATTAAACAAACGCTTGACAACTACGTACGAAACACAAATAAAAAATATAAGCATAATCTTGTAGCTGATGAAATTCTTGGCGAGGGTTTAGCTAAACTGATTGAGCTTAACACTCAAGGTAAACTTGGACGACATGCACAGCAAATTGCTTATATCAATCATAATTTGAGCTTACAGCGACAAAAGGAACAACTGGAACAAGCTAACGAACGACTTGCTAAACGTGCTGAGAAGGCCCAAAAATTGCTTGACACGGAACTTTTGAAAGATAGCTACATCGAAACACTTGAAATGTTTAGTAAATTCAATTCAGCAAAACAATATACTATGTGGGACGACCTAGAAACTCCAACTAAAGTGATTGAGTTCATGGAAAAAAACGGTGTGAAGCAAGGTAAATGGCTACGTCCTGAAGGAGTCGACGCTTGGTTCAAAGAACGAATCATCTGGTTCAAGAATAAATTGAAAGAAAAATAATATTAAGATTGAAACTTTAGGCTTTACAGCTTAGAGTTTTTTTGATATACTTAGTACATCGAGTTAAGGAAAGAGGAAAAACACAAATGGATATTGTAAACAAAACGGTTGAAAAACTCCAAGAAGAACTAGAGAGTTGTATTCAAGCATTGATTGAAGCGAGCGCAGCAGCAAATATCACTCAAGACATTGTTGTTGGAAACATTGTAGACAGAAAGCTTGTGGACCTAGCTAAAACCAATAAACTTGCAGTTGATTATATCGAAAAAGTGACTGGAAAGGATATTGATGTTGTAATGGCCGAGAATGTAGCAATTGAAGCAATCGAGGTAGAGTAATGAACATTGAATCAATAATTGGCAAAGTTATTATAATAGCACTAGTCGGAATTGGACTATATACTTTTTTTGCATTAGTTGACCTGATTAAAACGAAAGGAAGTAAATAGATGAGTAAATACTTTAATGACAAAAGATATTGCTACTGCTTCGATATACCAACGAGTAATGGCTTAGGAGTTTGCAAAGGTTGTAGAGGATACATGAACGTCTGTTATAGTTGCGATCGCTGTTTACACTGCTGGTGTACATCACAGATTGAACTGTTTACTGAATATAATGAACCTAAGTTGCTGGAACTTATAGAAAAATGGAATAAATTTTACCAAACTAGAAAGACAATAAATAATGCTTAGTTTAGACGAGAAGAAAATCAGAAAAGGTAGACCAATCGGACTGCCGTACCAAGGAAGTAAGAAAAAGATAAGTAAGAAAATAGTTGAAATCATCAAACAGAACTTTGGCACAACTAAGCCGATTTATGACATTTTCGGAGGTGGCGGAGCAATTACAGCCGAATGTATTTTAAATGGTTTAGAAGTGCATTATAACGACTTAGACAAGGATATAACCAACGCTTTTGAACGAGTTATCTCACAAGACCGTGAGTGGATAAAAACGCTAATTGTTTCACGTGATGAGTTCTTCAAGATTAAGGAGAAAGAAAACAAGACAACAGACGACTTTTTGAAGTTGCTAGTCAACTCTTTTGGGAATGATAAGAGATCATACTTATATTCTAAAGAAATTTCAGACTTAAAATATAATCTAGCTAAAGAAATAATTGAAAAGCATAACGTTTTTAGCGGTTATAAACAGACAGAAACATATAAGAGATCGATTGAAAAGTACAAACGACTTGAACAACTTCAACAACTTCAACAACTTGAACGACTTCAACAACTTGAACGACCTCAAAAATTAAATAAAATAAAAGTTACAAACAAAAGTTATCATACTTTTAGTGATGTTTCTGGAGCTATTCTATATCTTGACCCTCCTTATGAAGGAAGTAACCAAAAAAGTTATATCAATTCATTCGATAGTCAAGAGTTTTACGACTGGGCATTTGAAATGGCTAAAACTAACATCGTGATAATTTCAAGTTATTCAATTTCAGACGAACGTTTTGAAGCTGTTTATTCTTTTGACAAAGTGCGTAGCACTTTACAAATTGGAACAAGCAACAAAGAGAAAAATGAAAAGCTGTTTATGGTTAAGAATAGTTAACTCTTGACAAAGTGAAAGCAATTTGATAGAATATAATTATAAATAGAGGAGAACAAAATGAAAGATACGGTAAAAACTTTAATGATGGTTGTAGGTGTCGGCTTTACACTTATCGCTATCACTTGGATAGGTATGCTTGCGACGTTGCTTATTGCATGGATTGGAGGTAACATCTAATGAATTATGGTACAAATAAGCACTATGCCAATGAATACGGTGTGGAACTTAACGAATACTTGAAACACAATTTTAACTACGAAGAGCTTGTAGGGTGGTATACAATGCAGGTATTAAAGTATCTAGTAAGAGCTGGCAAGAAAGAGGGTGAAAGCTACGATAAGGACCGTAACAAGGCTTTAGACTATGCAGGAGAACTTGCTAACTTAAGTAACGAGAATGAGCTTACAGAGTATACTACTGACGATATTATGGGCTTTATACAAGATATAGCTGATGATTTTGAACGCTGGGAAGGAATAAAATAATTGAAAATAAAGAGTTTATGCTTGACAGTGTGAACTTTTTTTGATATTATAGTCTTATAGAAATAAAGGAGAACGAAACAATGATAGTATTAACAACTAGAAAACAACAAATCGTAGAAGAATATGGAATCAACACAACTTTCACAGAAGAACAAATGAAAGATAAAGAGTTTAGAAGAAAATGGACAATGTACCTATTAAGCATTCAATATGATGTAAGTGGTGCTGAAATTCCTGAAGAAGTATTACAAGAAGAGGCGGATCTAATTTTTGGTTAAAAGAACAAAGAGTTAATGTTTGACAGCATTAGCTTTTTTTGATACAATGGCATTATAGAAGTAAAGGAGACAGAAATGCAAAAATACAACGTTAAGCTGATGAACAACAAAAAAGGATATTTGAATTCTTTCAAAAATGAGCTAGGTGATAAGTTTCTCTTCCTAGGTTTCAAAGAAGAAAGAAATAACTTCAAGTCAGAGTTCACTAAAGAAGAAATTAAAGCGATTGATGAAAGATACTTAGAATTTATTGAAGAGGTTTAAAGTTTATTCTTGACAAACATAAGATAATTTGATAATATTGTCTTATAGAAAGGTGGTTAAAAAATGGCAATGCGAAAAGATAGGGAAATAGTAGCTTATAACCCTATTACAGAAGAAGAACTACACTTTAGCTGTAAAGCTCAATGTGCTAAGTATTTCGGACTTAAAGCTAATACAGTTATCAAGTGGTTTGATATTGGTAGACCTATAATTGAACTGCTAAGAGAGCAAGATAATAAGCAGGTAGCAATTGAAAAGCAAGACAAGTTAAAAGGCTTTGAGTTATTTACAATAAATGAATGGAGTGTTTTTGATAATTAATTACGAAGACATGAAAATAGAAAGTTTTGGTGAAAAAACAAATGAAATTATTTAACAGAAAACCTAAGGACAAAATTAAAGTAGCAACAGCATTTACATTAAAAGGATTAACAAAACAAGTAATTCAATTAGAACAAAAAGGGTTTATTAAACAAGGAGAAATCCAAAGCGCTATGTTTGACGGAACGATTGTGGCTTATAAGCAAGCAATGATCAAGAAAGCTAGTGAATAATATGTGTAAGAAACGCAAATACACAAAAATGGGTGCTTTATACTCAATAGCTAATGCCCAGCATAGGAAAAACAAAGCTGATAAGATACCAGTCAGAGCTTATCACTGTAAGTGGTGCAATTTATATCACTTATCAAGCCAGCAAAGGCTAAACATCAAGACAGGAGTAATTGGATAATGAAAGATGAATTTACATACTATACAGTAACTTGGATATTGGAAAAAGAAATTAAATCACGTAAGTTTTATAATAAAAAAGAGGCTTTAAAATGGAACGAATTACTTCCAGAAGAACAAAGATATGAAGTTAAAAAGCATACAGAAATAATTGAGGTTATAGCATAATGACAAACGAAGAATTATATGAAAGAATTACTAGCATGCTAAAAGAGCAAGGTGTCAGAATAAGTCAGTTTGAATCAAAAGTTAAAGCTGAAACAGGTAAAAATCCTAACTTAAAAATGACTAAATCACGTTTGAGCTTACCGAATACCGTAGCATTCCCTTATCTTACTATGTTTTTCAATGATGATGAAATGCACGAACTTACCCTTAAAAAGATTGATAGCGTAGGAGATAACGGAGAAGCGTTTGACTTACTAGATGAGATATTGTCTAGTTTAGAACCAAGTAAAGAGTATCTATATAAGCAACGATTGAAACGTAAAATGCAAAGGGGGGTAGTAAGATAATATTACATAAGTATACAAGTGAGATTAATAGTTCAAAATATCCACGGTCAACAGCTAGAAAGATTGCTAACGACTTGAACAAAAAATACCCTTTTAATAATTATCTAGTAAGCCTTGAGTTAGGCTCTAAACGGTATATTATTGAAAAATTTGAAATTAGAGGAATGAATAGATGAAGCGTTACTACGTAGAAGAAGATGACAATGGCAAAGAAATTAAGCGAAAACTAACAACTTTTGCTAACGACGACTTAACACAGCTTTCAGATGATGAACTAGAAACATTATATTATGAATCATCGGCTCAATTTTTAGCTAAAGCAATGCACTTTATGAAGATTGAGAATGAACTGTTTTCAAGAAAGAATGTAATTGTAAGTGATGAAATTCTAATAAATACTGGCAATAATATTATTGAAGCCATTAATCAGGTAAGCAATTAAAACATAGAAAAGAGCACGGCATGAAAAAAGAAGCACAAGACGCACAATGGTTTATTTTAAAATTAATCGGTAGTCACTTAGAACAAATGGCTGTACATGAATTGAAAATTAATGATGTTAATTCTAAAACTTCAATAGACTTATGGAACTATTATAAGTTGTGGAATGAAGAACTAGAACAATTATACAAACAAAATAGTTCTTATATTAAAAATGGCGAATATGATAAAGTTGAAACGCCAGAACGACAAGAACCGCCAAAATTTTAAGAAAAGAGCATGGCATGAAATATGAGATTTGGTATAGCGCAATAGATGGAGATTATTATAAAACAAGCGACACGCTAGAAGAAGCAAATAATGATTTTGCGTTTGTATTAACAATGTATAGGCTTGTTCCTTTATTTGAAATGCGTTTAATTGAAATTGATTCACAGGGCGAATATAAAGTTATTAAGTCATTTAAAAATATGAAAGCAAATAATAAAGACATAGTTATGGCGAAAGCATATTATAATTCACGTACACGTAAAGGAGAATAATTATCTTTATTTTAACAGACGATACAATTAGAAGTATTGTACTAATTCAGCAAGCTTATAAAAGGGCAAATAACAACTTTAATGATATTGTGGCACAATTATATCAACAAGAGTTTAAAACGCAAGAGAAAGCAAAATATGAGCATATAAGGCAAGCTAAGGAGAAAGCACTTGAAGAACAACGAATTAGTGAAGAAAATAAACGAAGAGTTGAAGCTGAAAAACAAGCCGAATCTGACAGAATCTCAAGAGAACATGATAAGGCAACTGAACAACTTGACACCGAAAGGACGCAAGAAGTTAGCGATGAAAATGAAAATGAGGGAGGTGTACCAAACACAGCAACTAGTGACACTATTGGAAGTGATTGGTCTAGTGTAAGTCCAGAAATAGCTGCGAATTATATGGCAAGCAAGACAGGAGTAACTGCTGGTAAATGGCTTGATGTTATTTATAAGGAGTCGAGTGGAAACCCTTATGTTGAAAATGAGTTATCATGCTGGGGACTATTACAGATAATGCAAAGCGTGCATGGGCAGGTATCTAACTTAAGTCCACAAGATTATTTAGACAAAGCAGTAAGTATATATCAAGGTTCAGGCGGTACAGCTTGGGTGACTTGGTAAAAAATAAAAACAAAATAAATTAATTAAAAATAGAAAGTAGGTATATCATCTTTAAAATATGCTCAATTACAAAAGAAAAACAGCTATAAAGCTGTCTTTTTTTATTTTATACTTTAGTTGCGTTTGGTCCAAATTCAGCGTCTAGTTCCACTTGTAACATGGTATCTTTAGGCAGATTAAGTTTACCCCATTTGTTTTGATAGTTTTCTAACATGCGTGTAGATCGTACATAGCGTACTGATACTCCATTAGATACATAGTAGCGTTTTGTGTCTGTACAATAAATAAGATACATTTCGATTTCCTTTTCGTTTTGTTTGCTTTCAGTTTTCCCTGTAAGGCGTTTGTTTAGTTCTGCAATAAAATATGAGCGACAACTTTCTAAAGTGCCACCATGGACTTCTACTGACCGTCTAGGGCACGAAGTAGATGATAGTTCTTGATGTAGTTTAACGGTATTACGATCAGGAGTTAAGCCCCATTGTTTCATGTACTTAGCTACATCATCTAGTACCGCTTGTTCATTCCTTAAGAACTGGTTTAAGTCGCCTTCTGATTGGCATACTTCCCAACTAGCATAGTTAGCATTACCGTATGAGTTAGCGCAATGCCATGCCTTGTTAGAGAAGTCAGAAGCCTGCAATCGTCCGTCAGAAGCAATGTAGACATGAGCAAAGCCATTTTCAGGGTTATGTGTGGGTAGCCAACTATTATAAAAGCTAGTGTTAGCACCATTTGAGCCTGCGTCATTGTGAATTACAACCCCAGTAGGATTATGCCCACGAACGCCAGCATTAGTTATATTCATTCTTTTTTATCCTCCGTTTGTTCTTCTTCCGCCTCAGGAACACTTACACCATTCTTTTTCATAAGTTTAACCAAACCGTCAAACATAGGGCTAATTTTTGCGATTAAGTAAATAAATTGTCCTACGAAGTACAACAATCCTACGTCAATCACTGTTTCCGCAATGTCAGAGGTTGAAGGAGTTTGAGTAAAGTAAAAGACTGCGTATAAAACCCATAGCGAGAAAACTACCGTCAAATCAATTACAAGTCTATGCTTGAAAGGTGGATTCATTGCTTCTCTATCTTTAACCCATGTAGCGAACAAAATCGCTAAAATTAAGATAGTTATTAAAATCATTTTTGTTACCATTATACTTTACTTTCTAATTTATACGTTTCCAAATATAAGCTGCCTCGAATGGTTGCCAGTTATTATGATTAGTGTTATCTCCAACTGTGATTCCGCCGTTTTCTGTATCCATAGCATAAGAACTACTTGGAGCTCCACCAGAAGACCAGTGCAACTTTCCTGCCCCACGAGCGACAACAAACTGTCCACTTGAAGGAGTTATTGTGTGTTGTGACAACGGATTTGTTGAACCACCTTGTTTGCCACCGCTAGATAAAGCTGAATCTGATTCATCAACCCCAACTAACCCACGACCTTTAACTCTTGACCAAGTCCCAAATCCAAACAATGTGGCTGGTTCAGTTGGTTGCGAACTAAGGTAATATGCACCAACTGGATAAATTTTTTCTATAATACTGCTTCCTGACGGTTTTGTGACTGCACTTACTCCCATTGCATTTGTTGTAACAACTTCAATACACTTTTTAAGAACTCCGACACCTGTATTGATGTCAACTTGATTTGAGTTATCAGAAGTTTCTACGCTCATCGTCACTGGATTTGTAGCATTAGAAATGTCTATATTTGCATGGACAAAGTTCGTAGCATTTGAATTTAAGGCTACTGCTTCATCATAAAGCTCAAAATATCTTCCACCAACTAATAAACTTGTGTTTTTATAAATTCTATTGAGAGCTGTATTTATAGGCGTTTCCCAATGCCTTAGTGAGAATTGCGAATAGTCTTTTTCAGAAAGTAACATGTACAGTTTTGCGTCAGCATTTGCGGAAACTGGAAATTCTGTACCGTTTGGACTGAAAAACGTGAATTTTTTAATTGTCATTTTTAACCTTTCTTGAAATTATCTTCGCTTTATCTAAAACTGGGTTATCAGTAATTGAAAGCTCTAATAATCTAAATTTTCTACCGCCATACGGATAACCACCAATTGATACAAATTGACCGACCTCATATAATAGCGTAGTTTCAATTCTAAGCGAGTTTTTACTATTATAATATACTTTACCTGACAATGGTTCTAAGTGGTCTTTGCGGAGCTCTCTGTACCCTGTGAAGCTATCTATTCTATATTTGTCGCCATAAGTAGCAACATACTCATATAACATTCGGTTTGTCCCCACTTTCTACAAAGATAAGTCTATCATTGAACTCTGTTTTAACTCTGTCTGCTATGTAACCTGAATACAGTTTACCCTCGTACCAAATATCAACCAAGTCATTAACATATAAAGGCAAAAGCTCATTTTGGTTGAAAATTAATCTTGTGACGATTGTAGAGGGCGAAATTTCTGCTTTAATGGTTGAGATATCTGGAGGGTTTCCGTGTTCATCTCTATCATAAAATAATGTTTTTGCTGTTCTTACATCTGGCAAGTCTGTTCCGTCTCCGCCATAAGTACTATAATCAATGACATCTCCATTATTTTTTGCTGTGTACATTTTAGGAGGGTCTGTATAGTCGTCTGTTGCCTTATTTTTAACAAACACAACAGCAAAATTATAAGCCGAACGTTCTGTTATTGTTTCCGTGTCCATTGTCACGCTTTGCTTAATATCTACCCTTGTCGTGATTCTATTTCTATTCCAGCTTCTTGAAGCAAAGTTAATGAATAACAAGTTTCTAGGGTCTGTTTCAGATGAAGCATGTTGAATTGTCGTAGTTGGTTGAAATTGAACCTTTGAAAATATCCTTTTTGCTACGTCATGAGCCGATGAAGTTTCTGCTTTACGGTTGATTGTCGCCTTTCCTGCAAAGATACTTGAATTAAAGAAATAACCATAACTCATTAAATTATTCTTACGAGGGTCAATTAGATAATCAATGATAGCAAAGTTTGTCGTTTTAGTTATTGCGTTCGGAACATCAAGGTTTTCAATCATTGCCCAAAAATAGTTCTTTAATGTGGCTTTATTGCTTTCATCTACATCTGTGACAAGGTAAACCATATCTAAGTTCAGCTTTTTCTTTTGACCTAGAGCCTCCTCAATTGGAACAACTTCAGGAAAAAGAATTTGAACAATATCGCCAACCTCTACTGAAACGGTCAATGTAGCTGATGAAGTGTAAAGATAGCCCGTTTCCCACAGTTCATAGTTAATAACTTGACATCTTGCTTTAGGTATCGGCAACCCTCTTTTTTCTTTTTTACCATTAGGAAGGTTAAAATCAGATATATTATAGTAGTTCGGATTAAAGTTATCATACACATTGGCTTCTAACATTAAACGAAATCCGCCTTTCTTTTAACTTTAAATTCTGCCTTACTTAAATTGATTAGCTCCATTTGACCTTTTTCAATTATACGAGTTCTGTATCGCTCAAAGTCCATTACAGGGAATAAGTTTAGAGCAGTTGTCCCCTTCCAACCTTGATAGGTTTCGTCATTTACATCTGTATTTATTAAAATGTAGTCTTGTAATTCTTCCGTCTTGAATACAATTGCAGTATATTCATTTCCAATATCGTCTAAAAATCTAACTCCAGTAGGTGTTTTAGGAAGTTGCGGATATAATATCCCCATAAAACTAAATATTTCATCTTTTATATCCCAGCGACTTAAACGTTCTATATTTGTTTCTCCATAATAAGTGTAAGAAACTCCTTCGATATACTTATAGTATCCTGGTGCTGTTCCACCATAAATTTTTGACTTTCCAGCAATAACTTTACCATTTTGAATTTTCTCAAAAGTTAAATTTTCGTAAGTATACCACTTTGTGATTATATCGAACGTTATCTTTTCGCTGAAAGTTCCGTTCTTCCCATAACCCTCTGTCTTTGTGACATCTGCTAAAGCTAAATCAGCATACACCTGAAAAATCTCTGTTTGATATTCAAGTGTAACGAATTTTTTGCTAAGAATATCATTCACGAAGTCTTTCATTAACCGATAATTTTCTTCTAAACTTTCACCAAACGTTTCTAACTTGAACTCTATTTGTGGCTGGGTAATTGAACGAGTTCCCATTACTCCGATACCGTTACTTTGCCAAATATTATTAGTTGATTGTAACCCTAAATTAGAGGGCTGGTAAAGTCTAACTTTTCCATTTGTAACATCCCAAACTTTGTCGTCTGTTCCGTCTAAGTTGGTATGTATTTTATACTGTCTTACCATTAAGCCCTCCCTAGGTCAAATTCTCGTCTGATTGCTCGTGCTAAGTTAGAAACATCTTGACCAGCACCACCTTGTACATGAAACGTGTTATATGTTCTGTTATCGCTTGATACGCTGTTCGTACTTAAACCGTAACCGCTAGAAGATAAGTTAAATTCTGGCAAACCTACTACCATAGAACCTTTAAACATTCCGCCAAGTTTCCCTGCAATACCATTAATAGCTCCTGATACTTTTTCAATCGTACCTGTGACACCACCTAGAACGCTATCTATTGTATCTTTGATTCCTCCGAATATCCCACTAAAGAAGCCACCAAGCCCATTAAATACTCCTGTTATTGCGTTGTAGGCATTAGAAGCGAAACCGCCAAATGCGCTGAACACTCCACTAACTGCGTTTTTAGCACCATTGAACACTCCACTAAAGAAACCACCGACTCCGTTGAATACACCTGAAATTGCTCCCCAAGCACTTGAAGCAAAGCCACCAAAAGCACTGAATACTCCACTAACAATACTACGGACAGAGTTGAATATGCCACTAAAGAAACCTGAAACAGCATTCCATATTGACTGAACAACTCCCCAAGCGCTAGAAGCAAAACTTCCGATTGCGCTAAATACTGATGACACGACACCTTTCACGGCGTTGAATATTCCACCAAAGAAACCAGCTACTGCACTCCATACTCCGACTAATACATTCCAAGCTGAACCAGCAAAGCCACCTATGGCACTAAATACCGTTGAAACTACTGAACTAACAGCGTTAAATATTCCACTAAAAAAGCCAGTTACTCCGCCCCATACAGATTGAATACCACCAATAACAGTTGTCCATAAATTGCTAAAGAATGTTATTATTCCGTTCCAAATGTTTTGGATACCTTGTACAATACCGATGAACCAATCAACTAATCCTTGCCAAATAGATTTTGCTCCGTCAACTGCTCCATTCCATACATCAGCGAACCATTGACCGATACCGCTAAAGAATGAAACTACGCTATCCCATGCACTCTTCAAGAAGTCCACAAAACTAGCCCAAGCCTTTTTCCCTGTTTCTGTTTGAGTAAAGAAATAAATTAGACCAGCAACGACAGCGGCGATTGCTATTCCAAGAAGTACAAATGGGTTGACAGCCATTATAGCATTGAAAGCCCCTTGTATAATTGTAGCAGCTTCAACAATCTTATTGTATGTCTCATAAGCCTTAATGATTCCGTTGATAACTTTCATAGCAACGAAAGCACCAGCTAAAGCAACTAAAGCTACTTTTATAGCATCCATTGCTTCCTTGCTTTTACTAATTTTACCAATGAAGTCAGCAATTTTTTTCGTGATATCAGCGAACTTATTAGCAAGTGAAGATATTGTGTTTGCTACATTTTCAACAGAAGTCGAATTTTTTGAAGTAGATTCATCAACTCCAGCAAAAGATTTTATAAGGTTACCAATAATTCCAATTACCGAACCGAATGCACTTTTTAGATTATCCCATATAGCAGAAAATTGAGTTATCGCACCATTTTGTTGTAACTGTTTGAACAAGTCTTGGAAATACTTGACTACATTTTCTATAGCTTTACCAGCACCTTTACCCCAATCGTCCATTTTATCAATTAAAGCATTGATAACAGGCGTTAAAGCTTCAAGTGTAGGAAGTAAGGATTGCGATAAATCTTCATTAAAACCAGACCAAGTGTCCCTTATTGTTTTTGTAGCACTGCTTGAACCGTTTGCTGCATTCTGCATAGCCTTATCGAGCATATCCATTGAAACAGCACCAGCTGAAACAGCTTCATTGAATGAACCATACTGCTTTAATTGTGGGTTCATTTGCATAACAGTGTCTTTTAAAGAAGCACCAAGTGCGGTATTGTTATCTGTCAACTGATTAATATTTTCAGCTGTGACTTTACCGGCTGCTGACATCTGACCATAAGCCTGAACGACACCTTTAAGGTTTTCTCCAGTACCACCAAATGCTTGGTTAGCTTTTACTAACGCTTCTGTTTTACTAACCGCTGATTTAGCACTATCTCCTAAACCAATGAACGTTGTTGAAAGTTTTAGAGTATCTTCACTATTTGCGTTTGTATCTCTAGCGAGCTTCTGCATAGATTTGCTTACATAGTCAAAATCTTTACCATTACCCTTGAACTTCATTGTATTTTTCAAGGCAATCATGGCTGCCTGGGTGTCCATTGCGTCAGATACCCAGCCTTTTAAGCCATTGCTAACAGCACTAACAGCACTTGCACCAATTTGCCTAAATGCACCAATAGCAATCTCTCTAAGACCGCTAAAGCGTGACTTCATGCCGTCAATTCCGCTATTAACGCCCTTAGTATCCATTTTAGCGTCAATGTTCCAAGAGCCTGAACTAATAGCGCCCTCTACTTGCTTTATTTCGCCCTCTAGCCTGTTAGCTTGTGTTTCTGCTGTCCCTAAATCTCTAGTAAGTTGTAGCCATTTCTTTTGACCTGCTGACGTACCTTTGTCAACCGTAGCAAGTTCTTCTTTTAATTTTGTTGCTTTGTCACGTGATAAGCCCAACTGCGTTTGTAAGTTCTTCTGCAATTGTGCCATTTTACTGGTATTTGTTGGGTCAAGTTTTAGAGCGTCTCGTAAGTTTTTAGCTTCTCCTCTAAGTCCTGACAT